TCAGTTAGTAATAGTCAAGGTTATAAGATACTTGGTAACGGTTGGACAAACGAAGTAATTAAATTCATTTTGAAAGGGGAAAATAAATGAGTAAGTACGAAGTCAAGCTAGTCAACATAGGCGAAGAAGTTGACAACAGAATAAGAGAACTAGAAATTGAACTAAAAGATATTCGTAAGGCAAACGATAATCTAACTAGAGCAAACGAAAGTTACAGACAAGAGAACATCGATTTACGTAAAGGAAACTGTGGTGTCGAGGTTTCGCTTTTACACGAGAGAATTGAATGTTATATTAAAGATGCGAGAAAACTAAAAGAGAGAAACGCTTTTTTAGAAAAACTACACAATCAACATCGATATGTCTTTAGCGAGATACCTAACACAGAAGAAAACTTAAAGATGGTAAAGCTGATGAAGAAACACATCAACAAAGACAGATATACTGTACGTTGGAGAGGACAGTATCTCATTGACGGTGAAGATTGGAAGAAGTACACAGATGGACAACCTATGAATAAGTCCAAGTGTATTCGTGTCTACATAGATAGCAAAGGCGATGACACTACAGAAGGCTTTAAAGAATCAGAAGTCGATGTCATAACAGATGGTTTACATTTGGTAACTGATTTGTGTGAGGAGAATATTCAATGTTGGGATGATGGTAAACCAAATGATGACGTTGATGACGAGAAGAAAAGATTAAAAACGGCAAGACAATTAACCAGTTACTTTTCAGAAATGGCTACACACCTTGAGGAATCTAAACTAGCTAGAGCAGAGATGACAAATAATGTCACATAGAGGTAATGACCAAATCAAAGAACAGTTGTGCGATGAAGTTTGGGAACTTTCTGTAAACGAGTTGTACAACTGGTTGAACAAATACGACAAAGACAAACTAGATAACATGGAAAAAATTATGTCTAGCTATTGTGATAAAGAGTTTGACAATCGATCAAGATAGTATACTCTATCCAAATAACTAAATAGGAGAAAAATTGTTATGAGAAATAGAGTATACTTCAACGTAAGAGAAAAGAACTTATCTGTATTAGATTACAAGACAAACAAGGTGACACGAAAGGTTAGTCAAGTTTATCTAACTAACGCCATGTTTGTTGTTCGTAAGAGTGGTAACAAAAGAGTACGTGAAGAAGGTCGCAAAAATGTACACGCTTTTGTGAATGGTATTATTCAGAACAGATTACCAAACAATCAAGAGTTGTTTTATAATGCACATAAGGTTCGTTATGATCCATACACAATGGATTGCTTTCATTATGAAAGAATAGTAAACGGTAAATCTAAATGGCTACCAGTTGACAAACATTGGATCGGCAGAGTTTGGATTTACATAGAAAACGGTAAGCCAAATATGTATGCAGATATTGACAAACTGGCTGACACTAATGATGACAAACCAAGCGACACTAAATACACAATGCCAGTAAAAATGTTAAAGTTTCACATTCCTAAAGGTTCATTAAAAGGAACAAAATTAGATGATGAATTTCAAAAGTTTCTAAAAAAGAAAAGAAAAATCATAGAAAATAAAAATAAAATAATCGATAAAACTATTGCTATCTAATCTAAATAGTTTAAAGTAAAGTTTCATTTCATTAATTAAACATAGGAGAAAAATTATGAATGAATTATCTAATTTACAAATAGATAACAAATCTGTTTCAACTCATAGAGATTATAGAGATATATCTTTTTATGAACAGAACAGTAAAATTAAAAAGATGCCTATTTGGTGTGATGTACAAGTTGAAGAAGATTTGTACCAGACTGGTGACGGTACTTTTAAAACTTCAATAACCACAATGCCACATAAAATTGAAAACTATTTTGGCTTGTATAATTCTGCAACTGATCAAGTATTACCAACTAGACCAGTCAGTTCAACATACCAGTTAGTTCCTCACCATGAATTGTTTGCTGAACAAGCTAAGATATTATCACAATCAGATTTACCTTTAGATAATATCACGGTAGTTGATAAACTTTTTAAAGGTGGTTTACAAGCTCATCGAACTATATTTTTCCATGATTTAGAAAAGCAAATTGCTAGTCAGAAAGATAAAGTTTTAAGTAGGATAGATATCTATAATAGTTGTGATATGTCTTGGTCATTCCAAGTTTTTTCTGGTGCGTATCGTAATCTTTGTCAGAATACAATGGTGTTTGGTGGTCAGAAAGCATACCATCAAGTTGCAAAACATACTCGTAATTTATCTACTACGGCTATGATGACTAAAGCACAAATTGGACTAGAGCATTGGACTAGCCAGTCAGAACAAATGATTAAATGGAACGCTTCACGAATGAATATAGATCAGTTTGGCGAAATTCTTAAACAGACTATTTGTAAAAAGAATTCTAAATCTGCGAAAGCTAATCTGGTTAATCCAGTTAATGAAACTAAGTTAAATTATTTATTAGATAGGTTCGAGAAAGAAACACCAGATTTAGGTTTAACAATGTGGGCTGGTTATAATGCTTTAACACATTGGGCAACTCATACTGATGAAACTATCGAAAGAGATATTGACGGTAAAACTGTTAAAATCAGATCTGGTAAATCAACGGCTGATGTTCCATCCGTACAAAGAACACGTAACGATGAAGTAAGAGACGTTATCGAATGTGACGCATGGAAAGAACTGGAAGTTGCTTAATGGGTAACGGTTTAGAACTTGCTTACATCATATATAGGATAGTTGTTGCTATCCTATTATGCTTAATATTCTATACAATTATATCTTGGTAAAGGAGGGAAATATGACTATAGATAAATCAAAACTTGTAATATGTGTTGTTTGTAATCAGACTATTCAACCAAAATATCTTGGTAAAGATTATGATGGGATCGACACATATTGGTACGAGGGCAATAATGCTTTACCTTTAGCTGATGGTAGATGTTGTGATACTTGCAACGGTATTGTTATAGCTGATCGTATAACTAACATCAGAATGAAAGAGGTTTAACATGAGTGTTGTTAGAAAAATATCAGACATGATCGAGGGTATTGAAATAGTAAGCGAAAACGCTATTAAGAAATACGGTAAATCATCACGTAGTCGAGTACGCATATTTGACATGGCAAAAACGTTACGCCAAACATGGTCACATTATCAAGCGATTGGATTAATAAACTCAGACAAAAGACTTGTATTTTTTGTTTTAGCACAAGCGACACATGGGTTAAAATTTAATTCTATTGTTAGGCGAACTGGTTTACCAAAAGGTGTTGTTCGTGATTGGCTTGAAGTTTTAAAAAAAGAAGAACAAGTTGTTTTATACAATACTTTTTTAGATCGATATTTTGTTAATAAAAAAAATATTTGATTTAATTTAAAATATAATATTTAATAAGGTTAGGTTAGAAATTAATCTAGCCTTTTTTCATAGGAGAAAATAAAAATGAATAATGATTTTCAAACACATATAACTTTATATAAAAATGAATATAAAGCTGAAAATGATTTTAAAGTAACTAGAATTGGTGGACAAAGAATAACCATAAAATATACTTTGTTTGGTGATTTTGGCGTTTTTTATATTAAGATGTATGATGAAGATAACAAACAAATTGGAATGATTTCAATTAACTGTACCAAAGATCAAGTTATTGAAATATTAAAATCTTCATTTGCCTGTACTGTTTCAAAAGCTGATCAAAAAAAATATGATGATGAAATAAAAAAAGGTCGTTATGTTTTTTTTAATGATCATTCGAGGGTAGTTATGAAGAAAGACCATCATCAATATGATATTGAAGAGTTGATTGAACTATCTAAAAGTAATGAAATTGAAAGGATTAAATAATGAAGATGATTAAAGTTAAAAATATGGAAAATAGACAAGGTAAACCTGTTGTTAATCAATTCGTAATAACAGAAATATCAGACTATTTAAAAAGAACTATCTTTCAATCATATAATTCTATTGTTGCAACTAAGGTTGATGATGGGGATACTTTCCAAATATATCTCGATAAAGAATATTGGGATTATAGTTCAACAACTGGAAGATATAGGAATGTTTTTCTTGGTGAAGATATCCATGAAACCAGAAAAAAAATTAACTCTGGTGAATATAAACTTGTTGCATTAAATACCGATTTGATGCAATAATAATATTAACGTTCAATCGTTAATCCTCCAAATAGCCCTCCAAGTATTAGCTTGGGGGGTTTTTCTTTGTGTATAGCTTTAATAAATACTTAAATGATTAATATTAAACGTTTATTGTTTAATGCTTCCCTCGTGGATTTATTCGCAATACTACCATTGAATGAATACTTTTAAAGTTAGTTGTATGACAAATTAGCTTACACGGTGTGCGTGCGTGCGTATTATCAGTTCATGTTTACTTTTTTGGTTTTTAGTTTGATTGTTTTGTGGTTGTGTTTGCCTTGGTGATCTTCTCAATGAGAAAATGTAAAAAAAATATTAATAAATCGCACACGCACGCAAGGGACACCCCACCCCCCATAGCATTTGCATGCAATATCGCCATATTTTTTGGTGAATTAGTTACTTGTACACATTACGGTGCAACGTATTGGGATACCCTATATAGGTAAACGCTGCAGGGAGGGCGTGTCCCTATACTAAGAACAGTTATTTTGGGAGGTATAGTGTATTTCCCGGAGGGTTACACTCCGATTGTATAGGTGGATTTACGTTTTGTCAATAAAATAATTTATCACTTGACTATTTATCTGTATATTCTTATTATAAAGGTAACGAATACTCAATAAAAGCACATGCAACCAAGTATTTACTGTATTTAAACGTGTATTTGGCTTTTTTGATTGATCATTCGTTCTATTTCAGGTAAGATAAGATATGTTTGAAGCAATTGTACTAGCTTGTTTGTGGGGTATGCCACAAATACCACAATATTGTGAGCATTTAAGAGATGTGAGAGGGCCGTACAAGACCCACGATCAATGTTTAGCTCGTGTTTATGAAATAATCAGTGAAATGCCTGAATATAGACCTCACATGCAACCAAGAGCATATACTTGTGACAAACCTATTAGCCAAACAAACAAAAAAAGAACGTGAAATAACACCACAACAAGAGCAGTTTCTTGAAAACCTCTTCGATAATGGTGGAAATGTAACCGATGCAGCCCTCAAAGCAGGATATGCGAAGGGATCAGTCACATGGTTACGTAATTCACTTGCAGACGAGATTATCAGACGTACACAAAACGTACTGTCTATGAACGCATTTAAGGCGGCTACACGCCTTGTAAGCACAATTGACAACCCAGTACCTGAAAGAGGTGATGACCTACGCTTCAGGGCTGCAGAATCGCTTTTAAACAGGGTCGGACTGGGTAAACAAGAAACAACAAATGTAAATGTACAAGCTATACACGGTGTTGTACTACTTCCACCGAAAAAAGGGGTAACGATCGATGGCTAATCCTTTTGTGCCAGTAGCTATCGGATTATCTACTTTACTTGACTTGAGATCAAGTACGAAAAAGAAAGAATCAAAACTTAAATTTCCAAAACTCCGAACACCAGAAAGGTTAAAACCTTATACTGAAGGCTCTAGTTCACGGAAAGCTATGATTAAAGACGAATGACCGAACAACGAAAGCGTGGGCGACCTAAAAAAGATCCCAACGCACCTAAATCAAACTATTATTATTCTTTCGCTGTAAAAGCACGTAAACAATCACAAAAGAGGTTACGAGATGCAGAAAAACGAGCAGCAAAAGCTACTAAACAGGCAGAGGATAAAAGGCATTA